TCTTCGTTCAACTCCTCGGACGCCTCTCCATCCCCGGCGCCCGCCTTTTCGCCACCACCAACCCAGACAGCCCCGCCCACTGGCTCAAAACCAACTACATCGACCGCATCAACGAACTCGACGGCTGGGGTTTCTGGCACTTCACCATGGACGACAACCCCGGCCTTACCCCCGAATACGTCGCCGCGAAGAAGAAAGAGTTCACGGGCCTTTGGTACCGGCGATTCATTCAAGGCGAATGGGTCAGCGCAGAAGGCGCTATCTACGACATGTGGGACCCCCACAAGCACATCACCCCCTGGGACCAACTCCCCCGCATGATCGACTGCTACGCCACCGGCATCGACTACGGCACACAGAACCCCACCAGCGCCGTCATCCTCTGCCTCGGCGAAGACCACCACCTCTACCTCGTCGACGAATGGCGCCTCGACCAAACCAACCGAGGACACGGAACCTGGACCGACGCCGAACAATCACAAGCCATCCTCCACTGGCTCCGCACCGGCCCCCACGCCCCCCACCTCGACACCACCCCACGCCGCATCATCGTCGACCCCGCAGCCGCATCCTTCAAAGTCCAACTCCGCCAAGACGGCGCCTGGGGCCTCACCGACGCCAACAACGACGTCCTCTACGGCATCCGCCTCATGGCCAACGGCCTCGCCAACGGCTGGCTCCACATCAGCAGCCGATGCACCGGCCTCATCAAAGAAGCCCCCGGTTACAGCTGGGACCCCAAAGCCCAGAAGGCGGGCGAAGACCGCCCCATCAAAACCAACGACCACAGCCTCGACGCCGCCCGCTACGCCCTCACCACCACCGAACGCCTCTGGCGCCACCACATCCGAACCACATAGGAGCCCACGCCATGCCCCTCCCCGCCAGCAACACCCCATGGCCCCCACGGGAATGGCAACCCATCACCCAGAAAACCAGTGAATGGGCCGCCTGGTGGTCCGGCGACACCCAAGCCCTGTGGAACACCTACCACGCCGAAACCCCCGCCCCACACCGGCGCGGCCTCATCGGCTTCGTGCAGCGCTTCTTCTGGGGCCGCACCACCAACGCCGCCGCCAACCGTCCCAGCCGCGGCGACCTCCACATCCCCGTCGCCGCCGACCTGTGCGCCAGCAGCGCCGACTTCCTCTACGCCACACCCCCCACCATCACCACCCCCAACGAGACCACGAACCAGCAGATCGAGCGCTACAAGGACGACGGCCTCCTCGAAGCGCTCCTTACCGGAGCCGAAACCGGCGCAGCCCTCGGCGGACGCTACCACCGCGTCACCTGGGACCCAACCGTCGCCGACCGCCCCTTCCTCACCACCGTCGACGCCGACCACGCCATCCCCGAATTCAGGTGGGGACGCCTCACCGCAGTCACCTTCTGGACCGTCATCGAACAAACAGGAAACACCACGTGGCGCCACCTCGAACGCCACGAACTCACCCCCGACGGCCTCGGCCTCACCTACCACGGCGTCTACGAAGGCACCCCCGACAACCTCGGCATCATGCGCAGCCTCGCCGAACACCCCACCACCACGCCACTCGCCAACATGGTCGGCCCCGACGGCTACGTCACCACCGGCATCACCGGCGGTCTGCCCGTCGCCTACATCCCCAACGTCACCCCCCAAATCAGGTGGCGCACCCACCCCACCGCCCGCAACCTCGGCCGCAGCGACCTCGACGGCATCGAACCCCTCATGGACGCCCTCGACGAAACCTACTCCGCATGGATGCGAGACATTAGGCTCGCTAAAGCCCGGATCTTCGTCGACCGAGACATGCTCACCCAAAGCCGCCCCGACAAGGACGGCAACACCCATACCACGTTCGACCTCGACCAGGAGATCTTCGCGCCCCTCGACGGAATCGCCGGGAGCATGGCCGACCAGGTACCCATCCACCCCCAGCAGTTCAACATCCGGTACGCCGAACACCAGGCCACCGCGAACGAACTCATGGCGCAGATCATCCACGGCGCACGCTACTCCCAAGCGTCCTTCGCGGACACGGGAGACAGCGACATCACCGCCACCGAGGTCCGCGCCCGCCAAGCCAAGACCGCAACCACGCGGGGCCGCAAGATCCGCCTCGAAAAGCCAGCCGTGCAAGCCCTCATCATCAAGATGCTCACGGTCGACCAAGCAGTGTTCGCCACTCCAGGCCTGGACCCCACCGACCTCACGGTCAACTTCCCGCCGTTCGTGCAGGACACCACGGAGGACAACGCGCAAACCGTGCAAACCCTCCGCGCCGCGCAACTCCTCAGCGTCGAAACCGGTGTGCAAATGGCACACCCCGACTGGGACAAGACCCAAGTCGACGAGGAAGTGGCCCGCATCCAAGCCGCCCAACCCCTCACCGACCCCGCGCAGTGGCGCCCCAACACCCACCAGCACGCCGCCGAAGACGAGGACTAGTTAGGAGCAGGGCGTGGACCCCACCGATCTCGCCATCGAGTACGCCCGACAGATCCTTGACCTCGTCGAAGCCGCGCAAACACGGTTCCTCGCCACAATGGCCAGGAACATCCTCACCACTGGGGGAAGCCCCTGGTACGACACCACCCAATTCGCGTACTGGTCGGCCCTCCGCGCCCACCTCGCCCGGCAACTCGGCGACGACTGGGAGGCCGTGCTCGCCCGCGCCCAACGGGTGCTCGACCAGGCGCGGGACGCCGGCCAGGGGCAAGCCGAGCAAGACCTCACGGACCTGTACGCCAACCGGCCAGGCGAGTGGATGCCCCCGCAGCAAACCCTCGCCGCCCTCGGCGGGGTCGCCGCCGACACTCTCACCGCGCTGACCGCGATCCCCGCAGTCATCCTCCGCGACGCCGACGACGTCTACCGCAGCGCACTCACCACCCCCGTCGCCACAACCGTCGCCGGAGCCACCACCACCAGGCAAGCCCTACGAGACGCCCTCACCGACTTCGCGGCACGCGGCGTCACAGGGTTCACCGACCGGGCAGGCCGCAACTGGACCCTCGACGCTTACACCGAAATGGCCGTCCGCACCGGAACCCTCAACGCCCACCGTTGGGGATACGAACAAACCCTCACAGCGGCGGGCGAAGACCTCGTGATGGTCACCGGCCACGGCTACACCTGCCCCCTATGCGCCCCCTGGCAAGGCACAGTCCTCTCCCTCACCGGAGCCCACCCGAGGGGATGGCACACGCTCCCCAGCGCCACCGACCCAGACGCCACGGTCCGCGTCTACGTGTCCGCCACAATCGACCACGCCCGCAGCCAAGGACTCCACCACCCGAACTGCGGGCACAGTGAAGCGCTCTACCTGCCCGGCGCTTCCACGCCCGCCACCACGGCATCCCCACGGGACGGCGACCAAGAAACCTACGAGGCTTCCCAGCATCAACGCGCCCTCGAGCGCGAAATCCGCAAGCAGAAGCGCATCCAAGCAGTCACGCTCCCCGCCGACCGGGAGTACCAGGAGGCGCAGCAAGCCATCAACCAGGCGCGAACGGAGATACGCCGACTCGTCGCCGATCACCCGAAGCTCCGCCGCAAGCCCGAACGCGAGCAGATCCGCAAGCAAAGCGGTTACCGGCGGCCACCCAGAACCCCGAAACAAGGACCCACCAGGGTCACGATCACCAGGAGTGACACGTGAACACCAACACCAACACCGCCGCCGCCGCTGCCGAAGACGTGAAGCAGGAGACACCGAACCCGGCGGAAACGCAGACCAACCAGCAGAACACCGCCGACGCCGCTGACGTGAAGCAGGAGACACCGAAGACCCCCGACGGCCTCCCCACCGACCCCGAACAGCTACAGAACATGGTCCGCGCCCTCCGCAAGGAGAACGCCAAGGACCGCACCGCCGCCAAACAGAAGGCCGCCGACGACGCCCAAGCAAGCCTCGTCCAACAGATCGGGAAAGCCCTCGGCCTCATCAAGGACGAGGACGACACCCCCACCCCGGATGACCTCACCCGGCAGCTCACCGCCGAGCAGGACGCGAAACGCAGCGCCCAGACCGCGCTCGCCGTCTACCGCGCCGCCCAGGGAATCGCTGACCCGGACATGCTCACCGACAGCGCCCGATTCCACAAGGCCATCGCAGACGTGGACATCACCGACCAGCAGGCCGTCACCGACGCCGTCAAGGCGTTCATCAAAGACCACCCGCAGTACGCGGGCACACGCGCCCCCCAGGCGGGCGGCGCAAACACGATCGACCACCCCGCCGGGAGCGGGGAAACCACCCCGCAGTCAACCAGTCTCAATCAGGCTGTTGCCCGCGCACTCGCGGGCAAGTAACCCGAAAGGAAACGAACAGTGTCCATCAGCATTGAAGAGTCCAAGAAGAACATGACCACGGACCTGGACCTCGCCGTCATCGACGAGTTCCGCAAGGAATCCGCGATCCTGGACTCCCTCATCTTCGACACCGCCGTCAACCCCGCAGGCGGGGGCGCCACCCTCACCTACGGATACCGGCGCCTCGCCACCCAGGCGACCGCCGCCACCCGCGCCTACAACACCGAGTACACGGACCAGGCCGTCACCACGACCCTCCACACCACGACCCTCGCCCCCATCGGCGCGTCGTTCTCCGTGGACCGCGTCCTCGCCCAGCTCGGCCCCAACGCATCCGGCGCGGTCAGCGTCAACATGGCGCAGATCATCAAGGCCACGACCGCGAAGTTCCAGGACCTCGTCATCAACGGGGACACCGGAGTCGATGCCAACGGCTTCGACGGCCTCGACAAGGCCCTGCTCGGGTCCACGACCGAGTTCCGCAAGGACACGGTCACGGACTGGACCGACTTCGACACCAACGCCCGCGCCGAGTACAAGGCCCTCGACGCGATCGACGAGTTCCTCGACCTCCTCGACGGAACCCCCACCGTCATCGTCGGCAACCGCGCGGGTCTGGCAAGGATCCGCGCCGCAGTCCGCCGCGCCAACATGTTCACCAAGTCGCCCGTCGACGGCCTCGCAGGTGCTGACGGGCGACCCATCACCCGCGAGATGTACGGGAACATCCTCCTCGTCGACGCCGGCGAGAAGGCCGGGTCCGCCGACCCGATCATCCCCATCTCCACTCGCACCGTCGGATCCCAGTCCGGCGTGACCGGCCTCACCGACCTGTACGCCTACAGGGTCGGCCTCGACGGCTTCCACGCCGTCGCAACCACCACCGGCCACGTCGTCCGCACCTGGCTCCCCGACTTCACCGAAGCCGGCGCCGTCAAGCGCGGCGAGGTCGAACTCGGCCCCGTCGGCGTCGCCCTCAAGGCAACGAAGGCCGCCGCGGTCTTCCGCAACATCAAGGTCCGGTGATCCACGTGCGCTTCCAAGCACCAGTCGCCAACTACACGGGCGTTGTCGGCGGAGTCCGATTCGTCGACGGCCTCGGGGAAACAGACGACCCCAACGTCGTCGCCTACTTCACCCGCCAGGGGTACACGCCCGTCCACGAGCCCCAGGAAGGCGAACCACCCGCCGCCTTCAACCCGGGCGAGCATACCGTTGAGGAGGTCACCACCTACCTCAACGGCCTGGACCCGGAAGACCCGGAACGAGACCGCGTACTCGCGGCCGAAGCCGCCGGGAAGGCACGCAAGGGCATCACCGGCGAGCAGGGCGAATAGCCCCAGCCAAGCCGGGTGGCCCCGTGGCTAGGGTCCTCCCACGGGGCCACCCCCACACGAAAGGCGGCAAGCAATTGGCCAACGACGACGAGGCGCTCGCGCGCCTCAGCCACCTACTCGTCCGCAAGTGGTTGCAGGACTGCCCGCCCGCAACCACGCCCGCACACAAGCAAGCCATAAAGGACGCCGAGTTCGCGCAAGCCCGCTACTGGGCGGCAAACGACATCACCCCCGGCGCTGAGAACGTTCAGACAACCGGGAAAGTCATCGCATCCAGTAGCCTCCTCGGAGCATCCATGACCTACGCCGACACCGCCGACACCCGCGTCAAAGCCCGCGAGCGCGCCGCCGAAACCTTGTGCCTCGAGGCGCGCCTCATCCTCGGGCTCGCGGGCCTCAACCCGCAGCCCCCACTGGTGGTCGGCTAATGAGCACCAGGGGCATTCTCGCGATCTACGGGGTTCACGAGGTCACGCTGCACAGGATGCGGCGCACCCCCTATGGCCCCAAACCCGACGGGGACGGCACCCGCATCACCGGGGTGTTCGTGTCGGAAACCCAGAAACTCGTCCGCGACAAGACAGGTGCGGAAACCGTGTCGACGGCCCAGGTGGCCGTCCCGCACGGCACCCCCATCAATCTGGACGAGGAGCCAACCGTGACGCTGCCCTCCGGTCGCACGAGCCGCGTCCTGTCCATCAGCCGCGGTGACCCCGGTCCGCTTCCTCTGCCCGCGCACGATGTCTGGAACATCGAATGAGCGGCGCGGAACTCACGTGGAACGGCGGGCGTGTCAGCCGCGCGGCGGCTCTCGCCGCGGAAGTCGGTCTCCGGCACGCGGCCGAGCACCTACGAGGCGTGTCCCAGCAGGCCGCGCCCGTCGATGAGGGCACGCTCCGCGCGTCGGCGGCAGTGACCGTCCTCGATGGCGGCACCCGCGTCGCCGTGTCCTACAACACGCCGTACGCCGCGCGCCAACACGAGGAACTCGGCTGGCGGCACCCCAAGGGCGGCCGCGCGAAGTACCTGGAAGGCCCCGCTCACGAGGAGGAGGCCACGATGCGGGACATCATCGCCACCGAAGTCAGGAGGGCCGCCCAGTGACCACGCACATTCCCACGATGCGGGACATCACCAGGGCGGTGTGTGAACGCCTCGCCCAAGCGGGCGTCGCGTACTGGCCCGGCGAAGACAGCGACTACACGCTCACGCCCGGCGGCCCCCCGCCCGTGTACGCCAAACGCCTCCAAGCCACACCGGAAACGGCGCTCGCCGTCACCGTCTACCAGATCGACCCGCCCATCACACCCGACAGCAACGTGACGGTGGCGCGGGTCCAAGTGAGGGTCCGCGCGCCATACGACGCCGACCCCCTCGCTGACGCGGCGCTCGCGGATCTTCACGGGGCGCACCACGAGACGTGGGGTGGCCTCCGTGTCGCGCGGTGCGCGCACCTATCCGCCCTGCAGCTCGGCGCCGACCAGTCTGGTCTTGACGAGCGCAGCGACAACTACGAACTCCACATCACAAACTGAAAGGTCATGAACAATGCCTGAACCCGCAAAGACCCCCACCAACTCCGAGATCGGGTTCTCCTACGAACTCGGCGTCGACATCGAAATCACCCCGGGAAACTGGCAGAGCGTCCGATTCGCCAAGGCGATCGCGCCGAACGCCGAAGCCAAGACCCAGGACGGCCAGACCTACGACGACCTCGGCGCAGACCACCCGATCAAGGTCGGCGAGTCCTGGACGCTCACCCTCGAGATCCAGCACCAGCGCCTGTCCGACGGGAAGTACCTCCCCGAGGTGGAGGCTTTCAAGGCCGCGACTGAGCCCGACGTGCTCGGTAACAAGGCCACCGTCCACGTGCGTTGGTACGACAAGCCCGCGACCGGGAAGGCCAACCCGGACGACGCCTACGAAGGCGTCGGCACGGTGTCTATCACGCGCAGCCAGACCGGCACGAACGATGTCGCCGGCTGGAACATCACCGTCACCGGGCAGGGGCCGCGCAAGAAGATCAAGAACCCCCTGAACGCCGCCGGCTGACCCGCTCCCGCCCTCATGTGCCGGGGTCCTCTGAGTGGACGTGAGGACCCCGGCACACCCACACCCGCCAACTACGATCAAGGACCCAGAATGAACCTCACCGCTTTTCTTCCCAAGCCCTTCACGATGACGTGCGGCAACTGGGAGATCACCAGCCCCGTCCCCACCGTCGAAGCCGGGAAACTCATCACGGCTTTCCAGGCCATGCAAGCCGAGCAAGCCCGCCGCATCGACGCCGGCGAACCCCCACTGACCGACAGCGAGGTCGAGGGCATCCCCACCAACTTTGACGAACTCGCCCCCATCGTGTTGGGTGCCGAGCAAGTCACCGCACTCGAAGCAGACGGGTGCCCGCCCGCCTACATCCACAGCGCCGCATTCGCGGCCGTCATCTACTGGGCCAACGGCGGAAGCGAAGCCGCCGTCGCCGCTTACCTGGCCACGATCGACGCCGCAGGCCGAGACGCGAAGAACACCCTCGACCAGGCATTCAAGGACGCGGCCCCAAAAGCCCGGACCCGCAAACCCTCGAAGAATGGGCGCCGTACGGCATAGGCGCCCCCATAGGCGTCGGCGAGGACGGCACCCCCGTCTACGCAGAATACAAGGCGCCCCGCGACCCACAGCGCCCACAAGCGCGAGCCACCTGGTGGAACATCTTCACCGCCTGGGACGCCGTCACCGCCGACCTCGCCGAGGTCTTCCACCTACACGAGTGGCGAGCACAAGGCGACCCCTGGCCGCCGGTACGGAGCCTCATCCTCGCGTGCGCTTCAACGCCAGGAACACGCACACACACCGCCCTCACCCAGTGAAAGGAACACGACCGTGGCTCTCGACGTCGGCACGCTCGCTTTCTACCTGACCCTCAACGACCGCGAATTCACGACGGGCATGGACAGGGCAGAAAGCAAAGCCCACGGCCTCGCCAACACAGCCAAGCAGGCAGGGCAAACGGTCGCCACAATGTTCACGGGCGCCGCCGCAGCCACCGGCGGCGTCATTGCCAGCCTCGTCAAGACCGGCGCCAGCTACAACAAGCTTCAGCAGAACAGCCGCGCCGCCTTGAAGACGCTCCTGGGATCCACCCAGGCCGTCAACGAGCAAATGAGCAAGCTCAACGACCTGGCGTCCCGGAGCCCGTTCTCGAAAACCGCGTTCATCACCGCGCAGCAACAGCTCCTGGCCTTCGGCGTGGAGGTCGAAAAGACGATCCCCATGCTCGACGCCCTCCAAAACGCGGTCGCCGCCACCGGAGGATCCAGCCAGAACCTGCAGGACCTCGCGTTCGTCCTCGCCCAGATCAAGGCCGCAGGGAAGATCACGGGCCAAGACCTCCTCCAACTCGGGCAACGCGGCATCAACGCCGCCGAGCTCATCGGCCAAGCGTTCGGCAAGACCGCCGCGGAGATCAAGAAGGACATCACGGCCGGGAAGATCAGCGCCGACGACGCCCTCGACGCCATCACGGCCGGCATGCAAGCCAAGTTCGGCGGCACCACGGACCTCGTCAAGCAGCAGTGGTCCGGCGCTGTCGACCGCATCAAGGCCGCGTGGCGTGACATGGGCGCAGACCTCGCCGAGCCGTTCATCAGCCCCACGGGCGGCGGCCAGGCGGTCGTCTGGGGCAACCTCGTCGCCGACACGCTACGGTCGGTCCAGAAGAAGGTCCGCGACCTCGTCAAGTCGTTCACGAACCTTGGCGGCGGCGGGTTCGACAAGATCACCCACGGCCTGCAGCAGGTCAACGTGTGGGTGTCGAAGATCAACACGGCGCAGCTCGTCGCTGACCTGCACAGGCTCACCAAGTACGCGCCCCTCGTCTCCGC